CATATGGTTATGATATCCTGAAAAGCAAGACCGGAAGAACGCTCGTCCCGAATCCGGAAGAAGCCCCGGTTGTGCAAAATATCTTCACCTGGGCTATAGAAGAAAATCTGACTCCCGGCAAGATTGCAAAGCGTCTCAGCTCTTACGGTGTGCCTACTTACTCCGGTGATCCGGAATGGTCTGTTTCAACAGTCAAAACGATCCTGACTAACCCGACCTACACCGGAAAGGTACGATGGAACGACCGCATACGTATCAAAACCATGGTTGACGGAAAACTGGTAAGCAGCCGTCCACGTTCACAGCACGGTGATCAGTATATGTTATATGACGGAAAGCATCCGGCACTTGTTGATGATGCTACTTTCTTGGCAGCTTCCAAACGTTTCCATTCTGATAAGACCAAATCCGGCCTGAAGCTGATCAACCCGCTTGCCGGTATTCTGGTATGTGCAAAGTGTGGAAAAGCCATGTGCTACCAGTCTTACCCTGCTCGTCCTGAAACCGCTGCAAGGTATACGCATAAGTCTTCTCAGATTTGCAAAGTAAAGTCTGCTGTTGCAAGTGATGTAATGGATGCCGTTGCATATTCTCTTGAAAAATATATTTCTGATTTTGAGGTTAAAATCGATAATCTTCCAGAAGTGTCAGAAGATACGATTCGGAAGCAGATGGATGATCTGCAGAAAGAACTGATCCGCCAGGAAAAGAAACTGACCAGGCTTTTCGATGCCTGGGAAGACGGATTGATCGCCGACAATGAATTTGCCGACCGCAAAGCAATAAACAATGACCGGATCGCATCCATCAAGAATCAGATGGATCATCTGGAGGAAAGCATCCCGGTAAAAGAAGATTATGAAGAAAAGATCATGAGTTTCCATGATGCCCTCGGTTCCCTGCTGGATGCCGATCTGGATGCTGATATTAAAAATGCATACCTGAAAGGCATCCTGGACCGCATCGAGTTCAGCAGAGAATGTAATTCCGAGTTCATCCTGGATGTATTCCTGAAAGAAGATTAGAGGTCTATATCCAGTTCTACCGGGCAATGATCAGAACCCATGATTCCTGTATGGATCCTGGCATCCCGGATCTTGTCCTGCACAAAATCGGAAGTCAGAAAATAGTCTATTCTCCATCCAGCATTTCGTTCCCTGGCTTTAAAGCGATATGACCACCAGGAGTATTCTATCTGATCTGGATACAGATAGCGATATGTGTCTGTAAATCCGGAATCTAGGAGCGTTTTGAACTTTTCACGCTCTTCCGGAGTAAATCCGGCGTTTTTTACGTTGGCCTTCGGATTTTTGATATCCAGCTCCGTTGCGGCAACGTTAAAGTCGCCACACACGATAACTGGTTTTTTCTTCATTTGTTTCGATGATGGCTGTGATTCTTTCAGATCTCCGCAAAATACAATCGGCTTTTTCTCTTCCAGCCCTTTCAGATAGGAAAGAAATGCATCTTCCCATCGCATACGATAATCCAGTCTTGCAAGTTCACTCTGCGAATTTGGCGTGTAGACCGTCACCAGGTAAAATTCTGCAAATTCCAGGGTGATCACGCGGCCTTCCTGGTCATGTTCTTCGATACCGATGCCGTATGCCACGGACATTGGCTCTCTTCTGGTAAAGATGGCCGTTCCGGAATAGCCTTTTTTTATCGCATAATTCCAGTACTGATGATAACCTTCCAGTTCAAGGCTGATCTGCCCTTCCTGGAGTTTGCTTTCCTGAATACAGAACATATCCGCATCCAGCTCCTTAAAAATATCTAAAAATCCTTTCTGTACACAGGCACGCAGCCCGTTTACGTTCCACGATATCAGTTTCATCCATCATGCTCCTTCCTCTGCTTTCTTTTTATCATATCATCTTTTCTTTTACAAATCTACTTGCATTTCTTGTACTTGTCTGTTAAAGTGGAGGAAGTGTTACAGCGAATCCAAGAATGCCTGGGCATTCTTGCTGCAACGAACAGTAGCATAACTATAAAGAAATGAGGTAAATACGAATGAGCGATTTTGAAAACGGATGTGCTGGTTCCTGCGATGCATGCGGTTCCAAAAGTGACTGTGAAAAAGCAACCGTTACTCTGACACTGGACGATGGTTCCATGATGGAGTGTGCGATCCTGACGATCTTTGAAGCAGATGAAAAAGAATACATTGCACTGCTTCCGCTGGATGAAAAGGGCAATGCTTCTGAAGAAGGTGACGTGTATCTGTACCGTTTCCAGGAAGTAAACGGAAATCCGACACTGGATAACATCGAAAGTGACGAAGAATATGAAATGGTTGCGGATGCATTCGATGAATGGCTGGATAATGCAGAATTTGAAGATATGGAAAACTAATCTTTTTCATGGAGCATTTTTCTGTGTATGTTAAAATCCCCTGCAGGTTTTTGTCTGCAGGGGATTTTTTAACTCCTTTAAAAATCATTTCTGCTGTTTTCCGTCACAGTTTGACAGATGGCTTATTTTCTGTTGTTTTTGCGTCGTATGCCGGATACAAACAATGCGATGAGTGCTGCAAGAGACGCTGCAAGCACGATTGAAAGTAAAACAATCGGGGAATTGTCACCGGTTACAGCTGCCACCCGGACATTCGAGTTTGAACCAGAAGCACCTTTGTTCGTGCTGTTGGTGATTGTATTGCCGGTCACATTCAGCTGTACTGTCTGTACATCGGCATCCCCTTTGGCAATCCACTTGCCGTCTTTATAGAGCTGACGCTCATATGTCACATTCAGTGTATAGGTTCCGGCTGTTGTAAACTGGAGTGTTCTGGCATAGGCGTTTGTTTCGTTCAGATCTCCTTTTCCTGTTCCGCAGGTCCAGGATACCGGAAGATAACGCACATCTCCTTCGATCGGTGCTTTGTTATCCATCCGGTCACCAACTGCCTTGAAGGTAATGTTGGCACCGGTCGCATAATTGCCGCCATTTGTCAGTCCTTCAATCTTATTGTTGTCTGCTTCTCCGATCAAGTTGATCTTTGGCAGTGTCTTGGTCTCTTTCTTCTTGCATATGCCACACTTACGTTCTTTTTTCCCCTTCTTCTCATGCGTTGCTTCGGCTGTGACTTTCCATTTGCTCCAGGTATGAGCAGCCAGTTTGCCTCGTGTGATCTTGCAGCGTTTGCAGGTGCTCTTTACTTTGCAGGTTGCTTTTGTCCAGTCATGCCCAAGAGCTGCTGATCCTTTGATGCCACAGCGTTTGCAGACGGCCGCTTCTGTACAGGTTGCTTCCTTCCAGTCATGCCCAAGAGCCGCTTCTCCTGTTACCCCACAGAGCTTGCAGATGGCTGCCTCCGTACAGGTCGCTTCTTTCCAGTCATGTTTGCAGATGGTCGCCGCAACTTTATATTCTCTTGTCACGGTTTTTCCGTCTTCTGCGGTTCTGGTAAGTTTATAGATGACCGGTATTTTATCTGATGCAGAGAAATCTACTTCTTTTTCACTTGCCGGATCTACGGTCACACCTGCCGGAACCGTGATCTTCGGTGCCAGTTTTTTCAGATCTGTATCGCTCTTCTGCATAAGAACGGTGATTGTCTGTTTTTCCTCATCGATCGTCACTTTGGCATCTTTCACTTCAAAAGCAGTGATCTTCAGATTCGTATTTTCTGTTTCAGATTCTTTTGTTTCCGATTCTTTCGTCTCTGACTGTTTCGTTTCGGATTCCTTCGTCTCTGACTGTTTCGTTTCGGATTCTTTTTCAGACTCCGTTGACTTCGCATCTTTTGCTTTTGCATCTGCCTTTGTTTCCGGCTGCTTCTCACTGATCTTCGTCTCAGGCTTCTTTTCCGTTGCCTTTGTTTCCG